GTTGGGTCTGTATTAAAAACTTTGCGGATATAATTGTTTGAACTTTCATTAAAATCAAAAGTAATCGTATCAGTAACAGTTCCGCGAGGTGAAGTTCCATCTCTTACTTGCGCTTTAAAAGTGATATCAGTACCAACGCTATGGACTAAATGTCCAGCTGATGAGGTTTGCGTTGTAGCTCCAACAAGTGTTCCGGTTAGACCCACAAAACCTTTATCGCAATAAAAGATAGCTCCTAAAGTGCCCGTTGTATCCGTACTAGAAGAATTAATAAGCCATAACCCAAAAGCACCGCCCGTAGAAAGGCCGGTATAAGAGGAGCCGATTTTCCAACCTGCTTTTGCAGCATCGGTATTGTCTGCATTTGAGTTAGCTTTTCCTAAAAGCCTTACAAAAGTGACAGGACTTGCATTTCTAAACCATGCTTCTGCGGCATACGCACCATAAGTGGGAGTAAGCCCCATTGTGCCTTCGCGCCAAATATCACCGCTTTTATTTCCCGGTTGTGGCGAGCCAAAAATCTCAACAAAATCTGAAAACGAATTAACTTTAACAGGGCGAAGTGCTGGTCCCCTTTCAGCTAAACCAATAATCACCGGGCCAATAGGCTCGGCGTCCTTGGGAAGTTGTGAATTATCAATTTCTGCAATTTGCACACCTGGTGATACAAATCTAAATTTACTGACGCCGGTTTTTGCCATTGATTAAAATCTCCTTACACTAGTATAATAATACTTAAATTCTCTAATAAATAGTATCTTATCTGGTGAAAAGACTTACGAAACCTTATGAACGATATTTTCCATTTGGCCACTCTGGAATATCACCGAATACAACATGCTCTCTAGGAATTTTAACTTCAACAGCATTTTCTCTGATAACAATATTTGGTTTTTCTCCATTTTTGCCTTCTCCTACCAAATATCCCAAAACCTTTAATGTTAGTTTAGTCTCATAAATCCTGGTTTCATCAGCCATTTGACTTATATTGTTGGTAACATTAAAAGATTGATCTAAAAAGCTTTCATAACGATGACCTTCTGGGCTATAAATAAGATCATAGTTTATGCCGCCCGTGCGTGTCGCAAAAGGCTGTAGCATTTCATTCATTTGTTGCTGGTATTCTGTCCTAAGATTGATTGTATAAGAAACACTTACATAAACTGGCATTGGAATGGTTACTGTTTCATATACTATTTTTTTATTCTTTTTCTTACTTGGAAAATTAATTTGCTGTCCGCCAGAAGCTCCTGCATTTCCAGCAATTCCACCTTTTTTCCGGTGGGTGTCTGCATTAAGAAAATTAGATGTTTTGTCCTGCTGTACTCTCCGTGCAATTGTAATGGAGCCACCCTTAACATCGTTAACTGGTGGGATATTTCCCCAAAATGCTCCTTTTTTAGAGAGATCTTTAGAAAAGCTTTCTCGTTGTAATGCCATAATGGGAAAAATTAAAGCTCCATCATCATCTCTTAAATTCTTATGATTTTTAATTTGCCATGATCGTTCACCAGCAACCCATACAACCGGGACTTTCTTCCAACCTTTGTTTGTGGTGGCAAATATTTTCATTTTTTCTTCTAGCCAATTATAAACTGCATAATCTATTGTTTCCAGTGTGGAAGGATCAAAAGGCATTATTTGGCGTTGAGTTCCGTCGATGTCGCTTCTATCTTTCATCTTTATGTACCATCAAAAAGCCCTTGTCGAGCACGAACACACTTAGCTGAAATTTCTAACATATGATCTGTATTTCCAAACAATTGTTTTGGTTCGCTTAAACTAAGTATCTCATAATAATCTTCACCATATAAAATAAAATCACCTTCACGAACATATAAATCTTGATCTTCAGTTAACCTACGTTTATGAAAATGACAAGTCAATGAATACAAACGATCAAGACCATACGCAGTAGCACTAGTAGTGGTTTCACCCCAATCAATTAAAACATAAACTCGAATAGGGGGTAAAAAATTCTTTTCAATTGCCTCACCATAAAGAGAATGAAAATTTGTATGTGTATTGCTAATAGAATAGTATAAAACAGTTTGACCAATCACTCTTTCGAGCAATTCATCATTAACTTGTTTGACCAGATTTCTTTCCTTATTGTTGAAAAAAAGAGGTGGTGGTGGAGCGTCGGGTCTATTCCATTTATTATCAGATGACATTCATTTTTCCTCTTTTAACCCTTATAAACGCCCATTGGAACGTGGACCTGGAGCCTATTAGCATCCTCAGACAATTTTGCATCTTTATCTACCATTGAAGCATATGTAAGAGAATCAAGCAATTCCACCAACTCTGTTTTTAAAGCAGTTTTTTCCGCTTCAGATTGTGTTGCCAAATCAGAAGCATTTAAAGTTACATCATTTCCTGGAATTGGAATGGAACCAAATTTGCCTCTCACTTGCGCTAACATTCCTTTAGCAATTGATAAAGCATATTTTCTAATCCATTGTTTCCCCATGCTATTAATATTTTCATATGGAATATTGGCAAACGGAAGGGTATTATAATTATTAATTCCGTCTACTCCATCCTTTCGAGATTCTTCTTCATCCCACGGATCAGTAGGAATAGTAAATTGAAACCAGATTTTAGTAGGTGCCCCAACACCAGGAGCAGCTGGTGGGGGATAAATTCTAATTCTATTGTCCCTTATTTCATAAGAATAATGCGAAGCCCGAGTATAAAGATTTGTCTCAAAAGCCATTGATTGAAGTTTGTTTTGCCATGCCGGAACAACTTCAAATGTAGATTCATCTGAATATTGTCCATAAGTGAAAAGATTGCCTACAACATTTAATCCCCCATAATAGCCATAAAACCTCCACATCGCTGTAGGAGATTTATAATATACTCTTTGTATAGAAATTCTTTTGTTTTTTACCTTTCCTGCAAAAGATCCTCCCATCACGCTACCATCATCAGAAGCAACTTGTACAATTCCCTGAAGATCATAATCTTGAGTATTCTTTTTCAAAGAAATAGATGCTGAATAAACTCTTACATCCCCAAGTGCTGCTTCAGCTGCAAGACCTTCGGCCACTCTTTTGGTATATTCAAATTGAAATTTGGGATATTTTAATGATAAGTGAGTTCCGCTTAAACTTGATGAAAGCTCGCCAGCTTGAAGGTTTCCCTCGTGATCAAAAGTGCCTGTAGTTTTTCCTAAAAAGCTAGAGAGAACATTTTTGGCTTGATGATTATTGACAATGTAAGAATATTCTAATGTTGCCATTTCATAAGAAGTATAAATATTATTTTCGGTAAGTTCAACGTCTAAAACATCTCCACCCAACATTTTATAAGTATAGGAAACTTGAGCTACTGCACCAGAAGCCCATTGGCTAGATGAAAGTGCGCCAGCTAAATAGATTCCATAAGGAACGCTGCTTAAAGTTACAAGACTATAAGAGCCAGTAGATTTTAAAACATAAGGGCTTGTTTGTTGTACTGGTGATAGAACGGGTGGTGCTGTTGCCATTGTTATTCTCCTATTAATTAAATAGTTAAATGAGGCTTTAAACGAAAAAGAAAACCCCGCCTCCCAAAAGAAAGACGGGGTTTCACAAAATTATAAAGATAATTCTAATAAATTAGATAAGATCTTCAACAACAACTAAACCGTACATGTCCGGTCGAACCATCTTCTTACCGTAACGGGTCATAACTCCCTTACGAGGTACAAAATCCTCTGTACCAAAGATAGTCGGCGTGACTTGCAGTGGAACATATGGGGCATATACATAGCCACTTTCTAAGAAGCTATTACCCTTACGTCCTACAAGAATTAGATTTCGTGGGAAGTACGGGTCAACGTACACATCCCATTTCTTACTAATTTGTCCAACTTTAACTGCACCAGCGGTGCCTTTATTTTCGTCAGCCGTTGTATCAGCACGGAATCCACTCGTGAACTCCATAACGTTAGCAATTTCTGGGCTTGTAACCAAGAAATTTGCTCCGCCACGAAGCGTCTTACGATGAATTTGAGCTGAAATATCATTAACCGTTTCAAGCAAGGTTTCGTACCATTCAGATACAGTACCCGTGAAATCTGGATATAGTGATTCGTTAGTCGAAACACCACTAGCTCTATTCACAAACTTACCAGGTTTACGTGACCAGTAATAAGTACCAGCGGTTGCGCCGATGATGAGATCTTCAAGAATTTCTTGATCAATCTCCAACGCAATCGTTTCTGATAAAATACCAGTCAATTCAACTTCGGCATCCAAATTATGATATGCATTGATGTCTTGCTGCAATTCTGGTGTCCATTTAGCTTTGAGCTTCTTGGTCATCGCAGTGATTGACACGCTGTCAACCTTGATATCAATTTCTGGAATACCAGCATTGTTCTCAAGTCCCCATGCAGTCGTACCAACAACAGCTCCAAGAGCATCCGAAGATCCAGCCGCTGGCGTTCCTCCAAAGTCATCAGTTTGTGTCCAACTCCAGGTTGCGGTGTTTCCGGTTGCACGATCAACATCCAAGGTGTCTTCTCCGAAGTTTGCAACCAATTGGTCCGTAGTTTGGGTTCCGTTAATCGAAGCAAAATACACCAAAATGTCACTCTTAGGATCGGATGGTTTCCGCAGTCCCTTATCAGAACCTGAATATGCACTCAGACGACGAACTTGATGACCCCTCGCTGTGCTTTGCGGAACACTAGAACTCACCGGGATAAGATCATCTGTATTAAGTTGATCCATCGCCGCGCTTCCGGTATTAACCCTAAGCACAACAACAGTCGTGGTGCCAGAAATAAAATCTGCATCAAAACGACAAAGCCGATCAAAATCAGTTTGCGTCATATTCGCAGCCGGAACACCTGAAATGCCGGGAAGATATACATTACTCGTAGATGGTTTAGCAGCATATGCGCCGCCACCAAAAGTACCTGATGCAACAACATAAGTTGTCGTACTTGCACTTCCAGTTGCAGAAGCATAACCATTGTTTAAGTTATAAAAACTGCTTTCATCATTTGGTGGAGTGGCAAGATCTACACCACCTGTAATTTCTTGGCCAACCTTTCCGCCGCCATAGATTGAAGCATTGATATTGCCAAATCGAGCCTGGTTATAAGTGAAGTCTAGGAAGAAAATAAGTCCTGACGGCAAGCTCATAGGCTGAACCGACACTAACTCATTTGCAATTAGACCACCAAACACACGACGAACGATAGGAAATGCAACTGCTGCAAAACCTTCGACATCACCTGCCTGCATTGTAGAAGCTTCACGAAGAAGTTCTTTGGCTTGGTTTTCAAGAAGACATGCCATCGTTTGACGACTTTGATCTTTTTCAATCCCTTCCAATAGGCCAGTCTTTTCCCATTTATTGAGAAGAGCTTGACCCTCTTTTTGGACATTACGACTAATAATGCCCTCTGTTAATTTTTCGATAATACTCATTGTATTATTCCTCCTTAAATAATTCCTGCAAGCTTTCTCATTCGCTCAACGGCGGACGAAGAAGCTTGGGATTCTTCTTTATTTGATTTCAAAACAAGCCTGCTATTTTTACTTACAGCTTCACTTAAATTCTTAGGAGAATTATCTCCCTTGTTAGAAAGTGAATCCTGCAAAGTATCAAAAATAACTTTGGCTTCTTTAGATGAAGTCGCGTTTGAAACCGCTTCGACAAGCTTTTGCTTTTGTCGCTCATTCAAGGAGTGAGATTTCAGAATACGATTCTGATATACCAATTTTGCATTGGCTGTATTAATTTCAGTCAGTTTTTCGCTGACTTGACGGGCAATACTCTTAAGCTCATTGTGCTCTTTTACAAGTCTATTCTTATCAGACTTGAGAGATTTTACTTGCTCTTCTAAATTTGCGATTTTACGTGCAGCTTTTTCAAATCCTGCATTATCTTCTTTG